GCCGAGGGATTGAAGGACGTCACACTTCCAACAAATAATACCGGACTTCCGTCCGGCGGTGCTTGGGACCGCTACAAGCGGGACCGCACCGAATCAGGAGGCCAGCAATGAGCATGATCCAATATTTGAAATCTATGACCCCGACTCGGGTCAAAACTAAAGAGCGCGAGGATATCGACCTCGACAAGCTCGTCAAACATGGGGCTACCCGTATCGTGCAGCCCCCTCCGTCCTATCCAGATCTGACAGATCTCCCTACTTCACGTGGTGACGCCATTCGGCGTTTACACTCTCTCTCACAAGCTCAGGATCCTGAGCTTTTCACGGCCTTGCTTCAACTTCCTCCGGCTCAAGCTTTCGATTACCTTAAAGCCCTAGGGACTCCAGCTTCTAAACGCGACGATTCAACGACGCGAAAAGAGCAGGTTCCCCCGGCTACTACTACTCCGAAGCCTACACCTACGCCGGAGGCCTCCAAATGAGGCTATACGCCTCAAGGCAAGCCGTTAGGGGGTTCGGGGGGGTCGCGGAGCAATCCGTACCCCCCCGTTCGTCTCAGGCCATCCTAGGCCCTATCTCTGTCAGTGGGCACACACTCTACTTGATATATAGTGCCCACTGACACCAAACAGGAGCAAACCATGCGAAAGCAACGCGCTAAGATGTCTCGCCGATCTAACCGCCGCGACTTCCGGCGCAAGTCCAAGGTGCATCCTCTCAATTCGGCTCAGCCTACTGGGACCATGCGCGGCGGAATCCGTCTCTGATGCCCTGCCATACTCCTGCTCGATTTCCCTGCGGCCGTTGTCCAGGCTGCCTTGCGAAGCGGGCTTCTGACTGGTCTATCCGGCTCGTACATGAGCACCGGCATCCTGCGCCGGGCATCGAGCCGGATTCCAGCTTTATTACCCTCACTTTCGAGGACGGCAATGTCGTCGATGTCTCTAAGGATTGCGCTCAGGATTTTATGAAGCGTCTCCGTAAGCGTCTTTCTCCAAAACATATTCGCTACTATCTCGTCTCCGAGTACGGTGAGGAGAACCATCGTCCTCACTACCACGCAATCATCTTCGGCCACGACTTCCGCAAGGACCACGGCGCTAAGCCGGTCCGGCGTGGCCTGTATACGTCCCCCCTTCTTGAGGCCGCTTGGGGCCTCGGTCATGTCTCAACTGGTGAGGTTACAGATGCTTCCATTCGCTACGTCACGAATTACGTCCTCGCTAAAGAGGACGTCCCTGTCGTCCTTTCGCTGGAGACTGGGGAGTCTCGCCGCCTTGCCCCTGTTTTCTCTCTCATGTCGCGACGTCCGGGTATCGGTTCCGGGTGGATTGACACTCACGGACCCGAAACTTACCGCGACGATGACGTCCTCGTCAACGGTTTCAGGCGCCAGCCTCCCCGCTATTACGATAACCGCTCCTTCGCCGGTGATGACGACGCCTTAAAGGCCTTGCGTCTTTCCCGCCGTTCTGCTAGACTCAACGCGATGGAACACAATCAGGATGGCTGGCTGCGTAACAATGATCCGCTTCGCCGTCAGGCATCTGCAAACTCATGGCGCGCTCGACGCGCTCTACGTCCAAAAGGGGGCATATGAAACTACAGGCTTTCACACTTCGCGACACAAAAGCGGAAGTCTTCGCCGCTCCGTTCTTCTTGCCGAATGAGGCGCTTGCAAAGCGCCTTCTTTCTCAGTTGGTCTTGGACCAGCGCTCTGACCTCGGCAAGTACCCTCAAGACTTCTTACTCTATCTCTGCGGTTTCTACGAGACTGAAACCGCCCATCTTGCCCCCTGTCCTGTCGAGCTTATCTGCTCGGCTTCTTCCTGTCTTCCGCGATCCGCGCAGCCTGTCGAACCTTCGCCTGTTGTTACTTCCGAACCTTGTGAGGTAGCTGCTTGAAAAACACCATGCCCGCCGGTCTGCCGTCTGCGATGACGATGAACTTTTCTAAGGTTCCGGATATCGCAATTCAGCGCTCTAAGTTCAAGCGCAATCACACTATCAAGACCTGTTTCGACGCCGGCTACGTCGTTCCTGTTTTTTTGGACGAGGTTCTCCCCGGCGACAGTCACACTGTCAGCATGTCCATTTTCGGTCGCCTCGCGACCCCTATTAAGCCGGTGATGGACAATCTGTTTCTCGATACGATGTTCTTCTTCGTTCCCATGCGTCTTGTCTGGGAGCATACGCGCGAGTTCTTCGGTGAGCGACGGCCTGACCCTGACTCGACTGTTGATTACGATGTCCCGCATGTTCACCTTCCCGCTTCGACCGGTGCTACCGTCGGCTCCATCTTCGACTACTTCGGCCTGCCTACGGGCATCGCCGACCTCGCCGTCAATTCACTTCCATTGAGGGCCTACAACAAAATCTACAACGACTGGATCCGCGATGAAAATCTCATCGACTCTGTCGTCGAGCGCACCGGCGACACTGGCGACCTTGCCGCTGACTTCACGTTGTTGAAGTCTGGCAAGCGCTACGACTATTTCACTTCCTGTCTTACTGACGCTCAAAAGGGTGACGCCGTCACCATTCCCGTCGGTGCGACTTCTGCACCTGTGACCTACGTCCACGCCAACAACAACCCTTGGTTGACTCGGGATATCACCGGTACCCTCTATGACGCTGCTGCTCTCCAGTCAAATAGCTCTAAAGAGCTTATTGACTCCGGCGGTACCCCTGTCAAGACTCAACTTGACCCCGCCGGAAATCTTGAGGCTGATCTTACCGACGCACTCGCGACTTCTATTAACGCACTCCGCGAGGCTGTGCAGCTTCAAGCGCTCCTCGAAAAGGACGCGCGCGGCGGTACCCGCTACATCGAGCACAATTGGGTCCATTTCGGCGTCCGGTCTTCGGACGCCCGTCTCCAGCGCCCCGAGTATCTCGGTGGCGGCACTTCGCCGCTCAACATCCATCCGGTCGCTCAGACGACCGCTGCTACTTCGCCTACTCTGACCAACGCCCAGGGCAATCTCGCCGCCTTTGGCACTGTCTCAGCCCGTAACCATGGTTTCTCCAAGTCCTTCGAGGAACATGGCTACATCATCGGTCTTGCTCGTGTACGCGCCGATCTTACCTACCAGCAGGGCCTTGACCGCCTTTGGTCCCGCACTACTCGCTATGACTTCGCCTATCCGGTGTTCGCTCACATCGGTGAGCAGGCCGTCCTCTCTAAGGAGATCTACTGCGACGGCTCCTCTGGCGACGATGATGTTTTCGGGTATATCCCGAGGTACGACGAGTACCGGCATAAGCGTTCGCTTATTACCGGCGCTTTCCGTTCCACCTACGCTCAGAGCCTTGACTACTGGCATCTCTCTCAGGAGTTCTCCGCCCGCCCCGAACTTAACGAGGCATTCATTACCGAGGACCCGCCTGTCGACCGCGTCATTGCGGTTCCTTCCGAGCCTCATATCATGTTCGATGCCTTCGTTTCTCAGACTTCGGCCCGCCCTCTCCCTACTTACAGTATTCCGACCCTTGGGGGGCGGTTCTAGTCTATGGCCTTCGGCCCTTGGGGGGCGGCGGCTGTTGGCGCTGGCGCCGGTCTCGTTGAGACCGGCCTCAACTACTTCGCCAACAAAGAGGCTGGCCGCATCTCCCAGGACATGGCGCGTGAGCAAATGGCCTTCCAAGAGCGCATGTCCAATACTGCTCACCAGCGCGAGGTCCAAGACCTCAAAGCTGCGGGCCTCAACCCTATTCTTTCAGCCGGAGGGGGGGCCTCCTCCCCCTCCGGCTCTTCCGCGGAGATGAGCGCCGCGAATCTTGATTTCGATATTTCCGGCGCGATTCATTCCGCGCAGCAACAATCCCGTCTGGACCAAGACCTCTCAAACCTTAAATCTCAAAAAGACAACACTGACGCTAATACTGCCGTCGCGAGGGAAACCGAGCGTATCCGCAAAGCCGAGGCTGAACTTGCCGAGGCTAATGCTGCCTCTGCTCCAGCTCTTAAAGAGTTCAATCTCAAGCATGGAGGCGATATCAACGCTCTCACAAAATGGATGTCTGTTATCCAGCCGGCTGCGTCTGTCCTTCGCGACATCGGCGTCGGCGCTGGCGCCATCAAGTACCTTCTCCCCGGCAAGTCTGCCGAGGGATTGAAGGACGTCACACTTCCAACAAATAATACCGGACTTCCGTCCGGCGGTGCTTGGGACCGCTACAAGCGGGACCGCACCGAATCAGGAGGCCAGCAATGAGCATGATCCA